TTCTACAACGGACATACTTTCAGCTTGTACACTTTCAATAGTGGTTAAGAACAACTGTAACTGTAGTTCTGATAAGTCTTTATAGATTTGATCAATTTGTTTTTGTTTCTCATCATCAGCAAGACCTGCTATCTGCATTAGAGTCTTTTGTAATTTAAAATTCTCAATAGCAAAATAATTCATTTCTTCATACTGCAACGGTCTTATTTTGATCATTAACGAGTCACTAATAGGTATAGTATTAATAAATTTTAAATTACCAAAGTAGTCTAAAAACTTACTTAACTCAATTTCGTAATCGTTTTCTGCTCTACATGTGTTGCATGTATGCGAAACTGACATAGTTTGTCCAAAAGTTGCAATTTTGATAGCAATCAATAGAGCATCAATATCAATAGCAGGCATGTTCTTAGCACTTTTGATATAAGGACAGCAACTTTCAATAACTTTAGCAGTAGACTCTCCAGTAAACAAGGCATCTGGAGTCTTCATAATAATCTCATCCATGCCGCTCATGGCAAACACAGGAACATTATTATAATCACCTACTAAAGCGCCTGGTTCGTAGTATAACCCTTTGCTAGGCAAGCTAACATAGACTTTAGGTTGTCTAAAAAACTTCTGTAATGGATTAGATTGGCTCATGATTAGTTCCGATAAATATATTAATCGTATTTATATACGCAGATTTCACCTGGAAAAATAATGGCAGAACGTAATTTTACTGACGCAGATATAAAAGCATTGGGCAAAGAGATTGGCTCTGCCATCGGCAAAGGCGGCGGAGGCGGCGGTGGTGCAGGGCAAACGCTACAGCAATCTGGTAAAGGATTAAAAGACATAGATGATGCTGCGGTTAAAGCAGCAGAGTCATTAAATCCTTTTGGTTTAAAGTTAAAAAGTGGTGGAGAGTATGCAGCCGACGGCTTAAAAGCTATTAAGAATGCCGTTGATGACGGCATGGGCACTTGGAGAGATCTAAGCAAGACTGGTGTTAGTTTTAATAATGACATCATAGGAATGACCACTGCGGCTGCTGGAACACGACTTCCGTTAGCAGATTTTGCCGCAGTGGTTAAAGATAATGCCGCAGGATTTGCAGGCTTAGGTATTGGTGTAGGTCGTGGTGCAGAAGCTTTTGCTAAACTAAGCAAAGGCTTTTTTGAAAGTGGTGCAACTGATAATTTAAAACAACTAGGCTACAGCAGTAAAGACCTTAACGACATGTTAGCTTTACAGACAATTTCTGTTAGGGGAATTGTTAAAAATGACGAAGAAAGAAACAGAGTTGCATTTGAAGGTGCTAACAAACTAGCAACAGAAATGGATGCTATGGCCAAACTTACCGGTAAGAGCCGTGAAGTTCAAATGGAAGCAATGAAAAAGCAACAGACTGACATGCAGTTTGATGCAGCAATTAAATTAAAAGCAAGTGAGATTGCAGATCCTGTAAAACGTGCAGAGTTTGAAGCAAATGCAAGAGCGCAGTTACAAAAAGCTGAAATGGACGGCCGTGGCCAGATGTTTAAAGAATACTTTGCATTTGGCAATATTATTAGTAAAGAAGCAGGACAGCAAGCTTCTTTAATGCAAGGACAAGCTAAAGCAACTAGAGAAGCTGCTATGACTTCTGCTAATTCAAAACTTGAGTCTGATGAGCGTATGCTTAAAGCAGACCAAGCCCAAGAAAGAGCAAGACTTGAAGCTGTTAAAGATGCTAACGATAAAAATGTTTTACAAATGCGTCAACTTGGTACCGCTGGAGGGCCTGTTGCAGATGCTTACAACAAGCAAGCTCTGGTAATGGATACCTACACTAAAGCTGTAGAAAGGGCCGCTTTAGAAAATGGTTATGATATAAAGACTAAAGAAGGTCTAGCAGCAGCCCAAGCAAAGGCTAATGAAGAAGTTAAAAAAGCAGCAGCCGGGCAAAATGCTCAAGGACAACAAGTTGACGGATCAACTAAAGCGTTAGTACAGTTTGGCAACAGTGTTGAACATATACGTGCTGGCATGATCAAAGGATTGTTAGATCCTATTAATGAAAAAGTTAGTCCCCAGTTGAGCAGATTTGGTGATAATCTAAGAGAAATTAATAGTAATTTCCAAGGTCGAGGAAACATTGGAGCACAGACTGAACGAGCAGCAAGAACTGGCGTTGAAGCAGGCGCAAATGACAAACCAGCAGGTGATCGTAGAGCACAGCCAGTTGCAGAAACAGGACCACTAGGTTTGGTGCAATTAGGTGGAAGAGTACTAGGCGCTGGCGCTAATATTTTTGAAAAAGGAGGCGGAGCAGTAAACGACTATTTAGAAGGTCAGACTAAAGCCCCAGCCCCAGCCCCTAAACCAAGTCGAGCGTTTGGTTCAATGGGCGCCGCTGGTAAACTATTTGAAGATTGGGGTGCAGGTACAGATGTAACATTACACGGCATGGAAGCCGTAGTTCGTCCAGACGATTTTAAAAATATCTTTAAATCGTCATTGGGCGGCATAGGACAAGCATTTGAAAAGACACCTAGCAACATGCAGATGCCGCAAGTTGAGATGCCTGCAATTAAGATGCCTAAGATAGAAATGCCTAAGATAGAAATGGCCAAAATGGACATGTCTAAGTTTGAAATGCCTAAATTAGAAATGCCTAAGATTCCTGGATTGGATATTAACAAGATATCTCAAGATATTAGCACAAGTATTAGCGGTGGTGGGTCGTCTAGTGTAAAATTAAATGCTGCTGCCCTAGCAGACATGACAAAGCCTTTTGAAAAATCTTTTACAGACTTTAATACTGGATTTGAAGATATTGTATCTAAATCAAGCAAAGGTATTACGTTTGCACCATTTGAAGAAAGTTTTGACGAGTTTGGCAGTAACTTTGATGATGTAGTGGCTAGGATGGCAACTGATCTACAAGAAGCAATGCCCTTGGATTCTATAGATCAAACAGCAAATGCACTTGAGTATGCAAGCAAACGTCGTCAAGAACTTGAAGATATCATGAACGATGGTGTTGCAAGAAGTGGCACAGAGTGGGACGAAATATTTGATGAAGCCGAACAGTTAGACGGGCAAATAGAAAAATTAACTAACAAACAAATAGATGCAATGTCTAGATATGCTGACGGCTGGGGCGATACTAATGATATAATGGATCAAGTGTACGCTGACATTGACGATGCTATGCCTATAGACACCGAGTTTGGAGACTTAGCAGGAGCTATAGCAAGAAACACTGCTAACGATGAACAGATGCAAGCACAGGCTGCTTGGGATTCAGCTGTTCCGGATAAGCTAATGCAAGATGATGAGTTTGGTGATTATGACGGAGCCGTTAAGAGAAATCAAGCAGATGACGCTATGAGAAGTTTAGTTGAAGGCTCAAGTCCTACTACTGCTCAATCAAGCGACAGTAATAAAATTAGCATGGACAGTTTTACAATGAGTAAAAATGGCATGCCTATTTTTAAACCAAAATCTACAGCAGCCGCTGTTCCTAGTAAGCCTGCAGAAAAACAAGCAAGTCCTGGTAAAGCCATCAATCCAGAAACTGGAGAAGAATATACACCTCTAAGTGAACTTGAAAAACAGGCTGGCGCAACAAAAGCCGATACACCAAAATTGGGCGGCAGCAGTGGCAAAACAGCCACTCTCGATGACGTAGTCAAGAGCTTAAATGCGTTAAATACTAAGATGGGACAGCTAATTGATGTTAATGAAACTGGCCATAAAGCCTCAGCCAAAGCTGCTAAAAGCAGTAGTGCTAACCTATACAGCTAACATGAGATCACAATGAGTTGGAAAAAATTCTTTACACCTGTTGCAGTTGATGCAACATCGGGCAACTTCAGTCCAATGGGCAATGGTTCGTCACGCCCTGGACCGGCTCGTGCAAACTACTCAAGCTACTTGCCTGATGTCTATACTGGTGCACCTAATCGTGTTGACCGCTATCTACAGTACGATACAATGGATATGGACAGTGAAGTTAATGCTGCTCTAGATATTATTGCAGAGTTCTGCAGTCAAAAGAATAGAGAAAATCAAACTCCGTTTACATTGTTCTACAGAAACAAAGCCACTAATAGCGAGATTGCTATTCTTCGTGAGTATCTACAGCAGTGGTGTAAACTACAAAAATTTGAAACTAGAATCTTTAGAATCGTGCGTAATGTGTTCAAATACGGCGATGCGTTCTTTGTGCGTGATCCTGAAAACAAGAAGTGGACCTACATTGATCCAGGTAAAATTACTAAGATCATTGTAAACGAAAGTGAAGGTAAAGCACCAGAACAATATGTTATCCGTGACCTAAATCCTAACTTTCAAAACTTAGTTGTTACGACAATTAATCCTAATCAACAAAATAGTAACAATCGCGGAACTTCATATATTGCTGGCGGCGCAGCAGCTAGAGGACAAGCAGGATCTTATCCTGTAAGCAATGGAACTCGTTTTAGTAATAATCAAAACGAAGTAGCAATTGATGCAAAACATGTTATACATTTAAGTTTATCAGAAGGATTAGACAACAATTTTCCTTTTGGTAACAGCTTGTTAGAAAACATTTTTAAAGTGTTTAAACAAAAAGAATTACTAGAAGATGCTATCTTAATCTATCGCATACAACGTGCTCCGGAACGTAGAATCTTTTATATTGACGTGGGCAACATGCCAAGTCACTTGGCTATGAGCTTCGTTGAACGTGTTAAAAACGAAATACATCAACGTAGACTACCAAGTGCTACAGGCGGTGGAACTAATGTTATTGACAGTGCTTACAACCCATTAAGTATCAACGAAGACTACTTCTTTCCGCAGACAGCAGAAGGTCGTGGATCAAAAGTTGAAACACTTCCGGGTGGTACTAATCTAGGTGAAATTGACGATCTACGCTATTTTACCAACAAATTATTTCGTGGTTTAAGAATTCCAAGTAGCTATCTGCCTACAGGTGCAGATGATAGCCAAGCGCAGTATAACGATGGGCGAGTTGGCACAGCATATATTCAAGAACTGCGATTTAACAACTATTGCCAACGCTTACAAAGCCTAATGCAAGACCAATTTGATCAAGAATTCAAATTGTATTTGCATGATCGCGGAGTAAACATTGACTCAAGTTTATTTGAAGTACAGTTTCAACCTCCACAAAACTTTGCCACATACCGTCAAGCAGAGCTAGATGGACAGCGTGTACCACAATTCCAAACTATGAGTCAGATTCCCTTTATGAGCAAACGTTTTGCTATGAAACGCTTCTTAGGCATGACTGATGAAGAGTTAGCAGAAAACGAACGCTTGTGGAGTGAAGAAAACGGTAAGGGCAGTACTGTTCCAACTGACAGCAGTGGTGAGCTTCGCGGCGCCGGCATTAGTTCAGCTGGTATTGAAAGTGATCTAGCAGACTTATCAGATGAAGAAACTCCACCGGACAGTGCAGAAATGCCAGGCGCTCCACCTGCGGCAGCAGCAAGTCCTGTGGCAGCGCCAACTGCTCCAACTGTATAAATATTAATATGATTTTAAGAGAATTATTTTACGCGGACAAGGATATGAAAGCAATATCTAACGACTTGCAATATTCTCCTAATCGCGACAGTGCTAGTTTAAAACGAAAAGATACTCGAAAAACACGACTATCTCTGCGTCAAATCAACGAACTACGCAAGGCTAGTGAAACTCATATTTTAGAACAAGAAAAAGAATTAGAGCTTGTACAATCAATGTACATGACTCCAGCAGCACCGCCAGCATAACTACTTAATGCGTAGCTTTGTTTTGGGCAACGGCCGTAGCCGATTGTCTGTAGATTTAAATCAATTAAAGAATTACGGAAAGATATATGGGTGTAATGCTCTTTATAGAGAGTTCACACCCGACTATCTAGTGGCTGTAGATTCTAAAATGATTATAGAAATTACCAATACTAG